GTGACCTACCTGGACCTGGAGGGCGAGGCGTACTGGGAGCGTATCTGGGCGAACAAGAACAGGACCGAGGTGGCGGCGCTGTGGCCGATGGTTGACCCGCGTTACGTGTGGGCCATCCCAGGGGAAACCGAGCTGATACGCGGCTGGGTCTACCGCAAGAGCGCGAAGGCCATCGTGTTCGACAAGCGTGATCTCATAGCCTTCCGGTACTTCAATCCCGAGACGCCGTACTACGGCCTGTCGCCGACTGAGGTTCTCCGCCAGGCGATCCTAGCAGACGTGAAGGTGATTGACTGGAACAGGCTCTTCTTTGAGAACGATGCCACGCCGGGGATGGTTCTGGTGACGGATCAGGCGCTAACAACCAGCCAGGCGCAGGAAGTGGAGGCGCGGTGGGAGGCGAAGCATCGCGGGGTCGGGAACGCGCACCGGACACACGTGTTCGGGTCGGGATTGAGGCCGGAGCGGTACACGCCGACCCATCGTGACATGCAGTTCCTGAACCTGCGCGCGTGGTCTAGAGAGGAGATCCTTGCTGCGTACGGGGTCCCTCCGATCATTGTCGGTCTGTACAAGGACACAAACCGGGCGACCGCGCAGACCATGCGGCGGCTTTTCTGGGAGAATGCTGTCATCCCAAGGCTTGGCAAGATCGAACAGACGCTCAATGCCGAGCTTGTTCCTAATGAGGACATTCAGCTGTTCTTTGACCTGTCCGAGATTGAGGCGTTGCAGGAGGACGTGGCCGAGATGGCTCAGATCGGCGCGAGCCTACTCGCGCAGGGATGGACGCCGAATGAGATCCGCGACTGGTGGGGCAAGCCGCAGGGAGAGGGCGAGGACCTTGACCGCGTGTTCGTACCAGCTGGGTTCATTCCGGTCGGTGAGGTGAGTGAAAAGGGCGCGAACAAGGACGAGACCAAGGAAGAGACCAAAGCCGCGCAGGACAGGCCGCTCGCCGGAGACCCGTATGCATTCGTGGCGCCGGCGGATCCTGGTGGCGTCATTCTGGAGGCCGTAGCGCGGGCGCACCTGCCAGCTTTGGTTGAACGGGGAGCGGCGCATGGTGTTGCATTATTGTCAAGGTTCGGGATGAACATACCGGACGATTGGATGTTGCGATACTCATTCCAACCCATGATTGAGGAATACACGAAGTGGCGCGGAGAACAGATGCGCCTGTGGCTCACAGATGAAACGCAAACGGAGGTCCTGGATGTCATTCGTGAGGGGATGCGCGACGGCCAGGGGCCCCAGGCCATTGCTGACAGGCTCCGCGAGCAGTTCGACTGGATGAGCCGGGTGCGCGCAGAGCGGATCGCGCGCACGGAGACGCTGACTGCTGTCGCTACCGGTCAGCATAAGTTGTACGAGCAAACAGGCATCGAAAAAAGAAAGTGGCTACATGCGCTACACGGGGACAGTCGTGAGGGTCACAAGATGCTGCATGGAACAGTCAAGCCGCTGGACGAGCCATTTGTGAACCCTCTCACCAACGCCGTGCTGGCTTATCCAGGAGATCCCGCAGCCGGCCCTGCAGAGGTCGTGAACTGTCGCTGTGCTGAATCTCCTGTTCCTAATGGCATCTCTACGGAGATGGAGGTTGAGATATTGACGGAATGGGATGGGTTCCTTACCAAGGCCGAGGAATCTGGGGGCAGGGATCTAGAGGGCGCCCTGCGAGGATGGTTTGAACAGGAAGGTAAGCGGTACGTTCAGCACTTTCTGAACACCGCTGGGAGGTGATCCATGAAGAAGGCTATTGTACTAATGGCGGTCGTTCTGTTCAGCGCGCTGGCGATGGGCCAGACAACGCTGACGTTGAGCGACTATTGGGTCTATTGGATGACACCGCAAGGCACGGTCCTTGGCGGGTTTACAATTGATGGCAACTTCGCCACGCGCGGCAACGTTGCGGTTGGCAAGGATCTGACCGTAGTCGGCGACACGACAATCACGGGAGACCTGACTGTCACGGGTACATTGACGGCTTCCAGCGGACTGACGTGGACGCCGCCGCTCGTGGTAGGCGGGTCCATCTATCACACGGGGGCGACCAACTCCGGCGCGCTGATGGTGTCATCGAACACCTTGGCCTACACGGACACGACTGCAAAGAACCTGTTCGTTCTTCCGGCAAACGCAATTGTCACGGACGTGGTTGTCGTTGTTACTACGGCGTGTAACGGTGATGGGACCCACCAGCTGTCGGTCGGAATAACCGGGGCGACCACAAAGTGGGTCAACGCGCTGGACGTCAAGAGTTCGACTGGCGTGTTCAGGATGGGATCTTCTGGTGCGATGCCGTTCGCTGGCATCGGGACGGTAGGTGCTACAGACGTGACTGTTATCGGGTCCATTCCGGCTGGAGGCTCATCCGGGAATGCGGGCTCGGTAACGGTCTACATCTACTGGTACCTGGCACCGTAGTGAATGTTGATGCAGTGCACCGAGTGCCGAATGATTCTCAAGCACTGGGCAGACCAGTGCCCCCGGTGCGGTGCGAAGCTAGTGGAACTGTCAACGCCGCCGATTCGGAAGGGCGGAGGGGGGCGAGATGGAGAACGAGCAACTGATCGTAACAGAGGTACGCATCAAGGGCGAACGCGACCGCCAGGTCTTGCCAAGGGCCGAGATACAGCGGCTACTGGACAAAGAGTCTATTGAGGCGGTCTACAAGTTCGTGCCGTGCGAGCGGACCGTCCCTGAAGGGCGGCCACGGCGCCGGTTTATCGTACAAGGCAAGTTCCTCGCCGAGGGGCGTCCAGTAGCGAGCGCTATCATTACGTCAAGCGCTCCGGACAGAGACGGCGACGTTGTAAACGCGAACGGCGCTCAACTCGACAGCTACCTGGCCAACCCAGTCGTCCTTCCGATGCACATAAAGACGTTCCCGATTGGCTTCGCAGAAGAGCTGAGGGTATACGGGGACAGGATCTGGGCACAATGGCAGTGGCTCACGGATCAACCCGATACCGAGGCCGCCGTCTACCAACGGCTGTGGGACGCATACGTGCTCAATGCTACGAGCATCGGGTTCCTGCCGCGGGCCGTCAGGGAGAGCGAGTCCGGCTGGATCTACGACCGCTGGGAGATGATTGAATTCAGCCCAGTGGTGATCCCGGCGAACTCCGATGCCATGCGCACAAACGCGGCGCGGGACGTCCTTGACAGTTACGGTGAGATGGTGTTCTCTTCTGGATCCCCGGTGATGAAGTCGCTGTGGATGGCGGGCGAGGCGCGCGAGCGTCCCAAGCAGGTCACAGGTATAGCGCTGGATGCGCATGTAGATGAAGAGACAGTGGTTGAGACAGTTGAGGCAAAGGATGCGGTGAGCGAGTCGGCCACAAAGAAGGAGGCCGACGTGGAACTGCGTACGCTGGAGGATGCGAAGGTGGCATTCGCAGCCGGGGTGATCTCTCCGGAGCGGTTGCTAGAATTCGTAGAAGGCTACGTCCAACAGCTACGCACGGAACGCGACGAAGCGGTAGCGGAGGTCGAGGCTCTGCGGAGTCAGGCCGCGGCACTAGCTGCAACAGTCGTCGTACGGAGGTGAGAATATGGCAGAGCCGATCACGAAAGAGCAGACAGAGGAGCTGATTGCTGCGGCGCTGGCGAAGCTAAAGGCCGAGCAAGAGGCTGAGGAAAAGGGCGTTCCGGCACCGGTCACGCCTGGGATTGAGATGAAGGAACCGACAAAGGTCGCTGCGGTAGATGCGCAGGATGCTGTCGGCAAGGAAACGCGGTTCCCCACAATTCATACGAAGCCGAAAGGATCTGACGATCTCAAGCAATTCCAGATCTCGAAGGCGGTCTTGGGGATTGTCACTGGGAACTGGGAGGGCCGGGAGCTTGAGCGCGACTGGATCAAAGAGTCCAGCAATTCTAGCGTCTACAAGGCGATGGGCCTTATCCCCGATACGGCGGGTGGCTTCCTTGTTCCAGATGAACTGTCAGCCGAGCTAATCGGGGTGCTGAGCACGCGCACCGTATTCCGGGCGGCGGGCGCTCAGGTGATTCCGAACGCTCCGCTCACGTTACGGATTCCGCGTCAGACAAGCAGCACGACGGCGTACTGGGTTGGGGATTCTCCGCTCTCAAGTGCGATCACGGATTCCGATGTCGCATTCGGGATGCTGACCTTGCAGCCGCGCCGGGTAGCGGCGAGGACGGTGCTGGACGAGGACCTGATCGCGTATAGCGCCATCTCCGCCGAGTCCATTGTGCGGGCCGACATCACGCAACAGATCGGGCTGGCTGAGGACCTTGCGTACTATTCCGGTACAGGCGGCTCGCAACCGCTGGGACTGCTTTCCCAGCCGGGCGTCACTGTAACAAACGTCGGATCAACAGTGCTCAGCTTTGATTCCTTGCTTGATCAGATGGCGGCGATCGATGCTGCGAACGGAACGTACAACGCCTGGATCATGCACCCGACTACGATGCAGACGATCCGCAAGTGGAAGTCCGGCGCTGGTCAGTTCCAGTACATTGTGGATCTAGCCGCGGCGCCACGGAATCAGCTTCTCGGGCTCCCCGTCTACATGAGCACGCAGATCTCTACTTCTCATATCATCTTGGGGAACTTCCAGAACTACGTCATTGCGGACAGCGGGCCGTTGGCAATCAAGGTCCTGCGCGAGCGGTATGCCGACCAGCTACAGATTGG